TGTAATTATAAATACTTTACTTGCGTATGGTGGTTTCTTTTCTTGAGCCACAAATACAAACTCTTTAACACTATAGCCTGCAGCTTCCATACCGCGTCTATACCAAGCAGCTTGCTCTGCATAGCCATACTTCAATACAGATTCTTTGAAATACTCAGGAGAGCAACTGTAAGTGGTTTTATAATCCACAACCACAATTTCATGCGGTTTATGTGGGCCTCTTGGTTGGCAAATTACATCAGGACGGCATTTACAAAGAACTTCATCCTCGTACCAGTAAAATGATGCTTCGGCAATTTTTCCCTCACCATTCAAATACATGTCACCCTCTGGAATCATGTGGTCACGCATCGCCATAATATCATTGTATTCTGATTCTTTAATACAGCACATACCTCTATCCAGTATGTCTTGTTTAAGTTCTTTGTTTACTTTGGTGTATGGAGATCCAACAATTACTCCAACGTCCCTGGTAAAAGCATCTTCACCCTCTACAAGGAGAGAGTGCGCTGCAGTACCGAAGTTCATTGCAGATGTGGTTTCTTGTTCTAATTCAAGAGCGTGTAACTGACTTTCGCCAAACTTACGCACGTAAGATGAACTGATACCTATATCTGAGTGGTAATCCTCATTTGATATACCAGTATAAATAAAAGCATCACCGCGCTTCTCACATTCGTATTGATCTAGTGGGTGTTTCATTTGGTTCTCCTAAAATGGAAGACTGTCGAGATCGTCGTCGAATTCGTCTTCATCAAAATGTACTTTCTTCTTATCGTTTTTATCTGGTGGTGGAAACATATTCAGTTTCTTTTCAAACTCAAAATAGTCTGCGTCATACTCTGAATAATCCAGTAAAGCAGTTTGAATCAAATCTTCATTAAAATATGGCTCTGGCCAGAATCCAAACCTGTTATATATGGTTTGCATGTTTTCTTGAAATGACTTTTTATTGTCATACATGGGTTTACCGATAGATATCCAGTATTTTCTTATTTCTCTCAAACCTTCTTTGTCGCCCTGGTAAATTATATCGTACTCAGTTTTTTCGTAGGGTAAGTATATGTAACCGCCTTTGTTCCGATTAAATATGTAGCACTTGATGGGTTTACCTATCGTCATTTATCAGTCTCCTTTCTGATTCTTTATAGACATCTTCAAAAACGGTAGGGTATCTTTCTCTTAATACAGTCAAAGCGTATGCCATTCTGTTCATTGATTCGAGGTCGCTGCAAAATAATTCTGTTGATTCTAGATCAACAGGATCAAAGGGTACAGGCATTTTGATTTTTTTTGGCTTAACGGTAATCTTTTTTGGGACTGCAATATCTTTAATAGTTTTGTTTAGTTCTGACATTTAATTCTCCAATTAAATTGTTAATAGTAATTCATTGTACTTATATATTTGACCATTGTAAATAAATAGTTATATACTAGTAGTTCTTAATATGAGTTTTGGGTAAGACAGGAACTACATACCATAAAAACACACATACCCCCTGTCTTGCCCTTTCTTTAAATCAAAATGGAGAAAGGTATGCCAAGATTAAATAACTTCCAAATTTTTGTTCGTAGAATGTATTATCAAAATTGCAGAGAGCGCAGAGATAACGGACAGAAACCCTACTTTGATTGGGAAGAATACTTGAGTAAAAACGAAGAATTTTTAAAAAAAAAATACCAGGAGAAAAAAGATGATGTGTCCTAAGTGTGATGAAGGCTATATTGTCACGCAGCAAGCAGAGCCAGATATAGGTATTCCAAAAGTACATTACTGCGAAGAGTGTGACGAGGTATATGATGAATATGAAATTGACGAAATTAGGTATGACTTATGAGTAAGATAATCGTCAAAAGTCCAAAAATATATCGTCACGCCTTATTGAATGTGGTCAAAGATATAGTCAATAAAGAGCCGTTAGACGAAATGCAAAAAGACAGTCTTATATCTAAGATTGAATTATTGCAACAAAATGAACCGATTATCGAATTGGAGGGATAATATGGCTAGATTTACAGATAACACGATTTACAATGAAATGATAATGTCAATCATTGGTATATTCGCCAAACTCGATTTGGAGACTCAAATAACTACTGTTAAAACATTGGCGCAAACGATTGAAAGACAACATAATATTAGTCAGATGGAGCGTGAATCTTTGGAAGAAAAAGAACATTTGCTGCAACAGCAACATGAAATGATGCAAGCTCTGACAGAACTAGAGGAAGTATCTGGTCTTTATAAGGATTGATATGCTAAAAGCTGACGGCTTCGACGAAGCTATCTTGGGATTGACATACGATATGGTGGTCAGCGAAGACCGCCTTATCTATTCGCAAAAGAAATGTATTGATATATTGGTCAAACGTGATGGTATGACTGATGAAGAAGCACTCGAATACATGGAATTCAACGTGTTATGTGCGTATATAGGCCAGAATCAGCCTATTTTCCTAGATGATCTAATAGAATTTGACTTAAACGAGTTGTAAAGTGATATACTTCCGTTATGGAAGAGAAAACAACGCCCGATCTAAAGGTGGTTTCACTCGAAGACAGACGGCCTAAACCGAATCATATCGAAGGCAAAGAACGCCTGGATCTATTATTTGAAGACTTTGTAAAGCGCGGTGCAAGACCCGAAATGGTTGCTGAAATGATATTGGCATACGGAATATGCGAATTATTGAATCATTCATCACGTCCAGAAAAAGGCTTTGATTCGATCAGTAGGCTCTTGACTGACTCATTTAATCTAAATATTGAGCAAGAATACATTTATCCCTCTCAAATCAGGAGTTTTGTCAAAAAGGACGACGACCCTGACAAAACTATTTGAATTGTATCCCTTTAAATAAAAGGTTTTCGAGTTTTGTCAGTTTTGTCAGGTTCTGAGCCTCCCTATAAGAATCCGTATACAAAGTGTAAAAAATACCCTCTCATACGTACAAAAGAAAAGGGTATATAAGATAATATAAGACAAAACCCCCCTTTTTTATTTAGATATATATTGTAGCCCTCTGTTTAAGCGGAATTACTTTTGTCAAGTAAAGTGTGACAAAACTCTGACAAAACTAATTTAATCTGACAAAACTATTTGTTATAGTATTTGTATAAATGAAGATATTAGCGAATAAAAAGATAAGAGAATCGTTGCATCCAGATATTCGGGAGTTGTTAGAGTCGGAAATGATTGTTAATATTGCTACAACATTTCCTGGAACAAGGGTTGTATATGCCGAAAGACTTAAACATAAGAGCAAGTGTAAAAGTAGAACCGACACTTGAGAATACAGATGAAATGCCAATCGAATATCTCAATCAAGATGAAAAGCATTTAACTAAGCGACAAAGATTGCTTGTTTGGAATTTAGTCAACGATCCACAACTAACGTATGCCGAGGCCGCTAAGAAGGCAGGATATAAAAATCCTATTGTCGTCGGGCGATATATGCGTAAGAACTCTAACAGTAAGTATGCACACGTCCGTCGGGAATACGAGCGATTGATGGTAGAGGCAAAGAAGAAGTTTGAATTAACGCATGAACGTGCGGTTGAGGATCTTTATAAATTGAGAGATGATGCCTGGGGTAAAGGTGCATTTAACGCAGCTATTCAGGCTCAAGGATTGTTATTGAAGGTCGGGGGATTAATCGTTGATCGTCGGGAAGTATTGCATGGGAAGATCGATCAAATGAGTCGGGCAGATGTAGAAAGAAGACTCCAAGAATTACTTGGAGAAAAGTCTGTCGGGATTATTGAGAATAAGTCGGGTACTAAGGCCTTAGAAAATAAATGAGTAAGAGAAAAAAATTAACTACTGAGTCGGGTATCGAGGTTGAATACCTGATAGATGAAAATGGATTCCAGATATACGGAGATTATACAGACAGCGAATATCGGGAAATAATCCCGATAGTCGCCAGTCTTGAATCAGAACAGAAATCAACTTAGTTTTCTTGGATTTCAGTATCATTAGAAATCTCCACATAATTTTTATAATAAATTTTAATTTCGTTTGGTCTTGAATCAGAACATTCACCTTCTTCAAAACCACAAATTCCACATTTTAGGATTATAGATTTTTTATGAATGTAATTATTATCACACTCACAATCCCAATATCTGGGGTCGGTTTTAACTATCATCAGAAATCTCCTCTCCGTCTTCAGTTAACCCTTTAATATCTTCTCTACATATAGTAAATAATTCCCAACAAGTGTTGTTGTATTCTTCCAATAAATTTTCTATAAATTCTTCTTTTGAATTAGCTTCCCTTACTGGATTTACAGTAATGGTAATTTTACATTCATAGCTTTTCATCAGTCACCTCCTCTTTAACTATGTAAGGACTAAACGCATCAATCATTGCCTGATATCCTAATCTAATCCAGAAATCATGGTCTTGTGCAAATTCTCCAACCTCTTGATCTTTTCCATAATCTGACTCTGCCATAATAATGTTGTATATTTCGTCTGGGTGAAGTGAGGGATCATTTTCTTCGATTTCATAGTATCTACGCTCTAAATCTTCATTGGCAAAATGACACTCCACGCTACCAACAACACCCAAAATATACCCATTCGATATTTGATACAGATTTTCATTGGGGCAGTCTCGCTCTTTAATTAAAGTCAATTTAAAATCATTCAAATCCTCAATAATCAACTCTGCCCATTTGTATTCATAACACACATAATTTTTGCGGTCTTCTGAGAAATACTCAAATCTCCAACCGCACCACTTATATAAAGATATTTCTTGATCCTCTACGATATCTATCTTTCGTTCTTGTAATTCAATCTCTGACATATTTTTCTCCTGTAAAAAAAAAGGAAGTAGCTTACGCTACCTCCTCCGTGTTTTTGATTTCTGACAATCTAGCTCTGGCGATCTCTCTGGCTTTGATAGGGAATTCAGTATTTGCTACACCCTCCCAAGCACGATCTATGTCTTTTTTAATTTGCTCTAAGTGATATCTGATATCCCACCATTTAAGATTTCTAGCATGTTTACTTAATGCCTTTTCCAAAATTCTAACGTGATAATTTTCATGACTGGTGCATGTATGCAAAAGACCAACTGCAAGTCCTTTGTCACCTTCTTCATTTGTAAAAGAGAAATCTTCAATTTTAAGAATCTCTGCACAAGGAAACTGATTCATCAAACCCTTTTTGTTGTACTTATGAAAATATATTGTTTCCCATTTTGGCATACCCTCGTCTGATTCGGCTTCAGTCTCAACCCAATCGACCAAGTTCATAATACTGACACAATATTGTTTTTTTGCTTGCTTGTAGTTCATTTTTCTCTCCTGTTAAGTTTTGAATGTTTTGTTTTTTTTCTTTAATTTTACAGGTTTGTAGCCGAAATGTAAACAACATATTAGTATACAAACAGTATATATATTAGTTACTTATCTATTCTATATAATAGGAATACATACCAAAAATAGCATCTATCTCACTTCTTTTGGCTCTATATATACAGAAACGGATCTGTCGGGTGTCGGGTTTTGATTTTGAGTTATATATAGATGATCAGCAGATCTGAATATATGAGTGATGAATGAGATATTGTCGGGTGTCGGGTGTCGGGTTTTCAATTTTAGTCGGGTGTCGGGTTTGGAGTTTGAGCTTAACTGATAAGTGATAGATATAGATATATAGAATGATGGCCGATAGTAAAAAAAATGTGAGTTTTGTTCTTAGTGGCAAGTAAATAAATAATTGGATACTAACTGTCTATAGTGTTACAATTGTTATACATTCAAAAAACGGGAGTTTAGAAAAAATGAAATTAAATCTAATATCTAATGGTCGGAGCAATCCAAAAACTGATAAAAGTAATAAACAAAGCGATAAGTATTTGACGTTTATATTACACTTGCGACCCATCAATACGAAAATATGCCCATTCCAGAACGTGGCAAAATGTAAAGAAGCTTGCTTAAATACGGCTGGTCTGGGTGGCGTTTATCCATCCATTCAAAAGGCTAGACAAAGAAAGACTGATTTATTCTTAAATAATCGTGATGAGTTTATGCGCCAGTTATTCGATGATTTAACAAAGATTGAGAAATACTGTACTAATAAAGGCAAAATCGCAGCGGTGCGGTTAAATGGTACGTCCGATATTCAATGGGAGCTTATAAAAGTAAATGGTTTAAATGTATTCGATACATTCCCAAATACTATTTTTTATGACTATACCAAGATTCCGAATCGCAAAGTTTCACATATCAAAAATTACAGCCTTACTTGGTCGTATTCCGAAGCGAACAAAAAATACAGTAATTATTTCGATACAGTGCCAAATAATAGCGCGGTAGTATTTCGCGATAAATTCCCATTTTATTTTAAAGGGAAAAAAGTTATTAATGGTGATTTAACTGACTTGAGATTCCTTGATCCTAAAAATGTTATTGTAGGTTTAAAAGCGAAAGGCAAGGCAAAAAAAGATAATACTGGATTTGTTATCGATTAAAAAAAGTTTAGCCAGGTAGAATTAAAACCGCCACGCCAGGCGGTTTTTTTTTGGGTCGGGTCGGGTTTTATAATTAAGTTATATATATATGAAAGATTGTTTTATATATACGATGAATTGATTGATATATAAATTGGTCGGGTTGTCGGGTCGGGTTATTAAATTAAGTTATAAATGAAAAGTTAAAATTTGCCCAGTGAATATATATGAATATATATATAAAAAAATTTTGCAGCGAGCCACTCGATAGCCCTTCGATCTGGCCCAGGGTTGTGAAAAAACGGCCAGGAGAGCGACCTAGAATGATTTTGGCAAGACTCGAACCTCGACCAAATAACAAAAAGGCCCAATAAATGGGCCTTAAATGCTGCATTATGTCGATTATCGAATCAATCGAGTAATACTTGTCTAATATGATTTATATAAATAGAGCCGCATTCATCGTATAATCCAACTTCGCTGCCTTTAAGATCGACCAATAATGTCTTTTTGAATCCTCGACCTTGTACTATCGATTCTAAAGATACCGCGCTGCATAACCCCAGGCCATTATTTACCATCAATTTAGTACCCTTTTTTATTTTTTCTAGATTTTCTACTTTCATTTTTCTTTCCTTTTCGTTGATTTAAATTAAAAAATGACGGTTTTATACAGGAGTCCAGGATAACCGCCAACCTGGTGAATTGCATACTCGCTAGGATAAAAAAACTGTTGCTTCTATTTCTTCCATAAACTCTGGATTTATATCCCATAATTCATCAATACGATCATAGTCAATGGTGGCTTTTTTTAGAATCATAGTTCTACCATAACCATCAATAACCTCATTACCTTTTTCATCTAATGTCTTGATGATTCCTGAATCTAAAAATGTGTTTACAAACCACCTTCCTGATGATCCCTCTAACTTTAAAAATAATCCACTGTTGTAATTGTCTAAAGCAGACTCATAAATATTTTTACTCATCGTTATTCACCTCATCATGTAAACGTATCCTTGGAAGGAAACCGCCCTCCAAATCATAAGGATATTTCCTGCTGACGTGACTATCGATACCGCCAATATCATGGCAAAAATCACCGCTATCAGCTACTGCAAGTGCAGCGAAGTCGATACCTTTATGCCCTTTTCTAACTAAAGATTCATGGGCAAAATGTAACGAAGTGCCAATCGTATTGTAGATGTAATCCAAACCAATTTCTGGCATATCTTTGGCTACTCTATCGAGACATTCATATAACGATTTTACGTTATCTATATCTTTACTACTCATTTTCTTTCTCCTGGTTATTAAACATAATAGAGCGCACCCCGAGAGATGCGCTCGATATGCTCAATAGTTTGGGTCTTTTCCAGTACCATTCCATTGACCAAAATGGTCATATAGAGAATCTCCATTCTCATCCTTAGCGAGATTATCAGGCTGCACCTCCTCGAGCCATTTTTCGATTTCGTTAATGACAATATCAGTATCTCGATACTCACCATTATTTTCATCGTCATTCTGACACTCAAAACGCATTGCTGACTCTCTAGTTATTGGATGACGATAATCATCCAGATATACCTGTATATCCACATACTCATCAAAATAATCAATCAGAACTACATCCATAATCTTTTCACTACCAGTGACTAAATTTTTGATCCTTCTGGTCAATACTGGATTATTACCATGATTATCATTATCAACTAATATGTTATCTATTTTCATATTTTCGCCCCTCCTGAAGGCTAGGATGCCCCTCCGAGATGGAGGGGACTTGGTTAGGTTATTTAAAATTATGAGACTTGCCCAAACTTTTTAAGGTGCTTATCGACCCAGGCAGAATGATGTAAACCGTCATTCTCCTCACATTCGAGCGCGTCAAAAAAGTCTCGATATTGATCGCCTGGCTTAGAAAATTTGAACGTGTTCACGTTCGCAAAGAATAGACCAATTGGTATTGGTCTTGAATCATTCACAAAAGTGACGTGACCGAAATCACTGATACGAATATCTGCATGCTTGCAGTAGAAAACTTGGACAAGGTTCTGACGCCCAGAATTCGCACCCTCGATTGCTTTTTGTAAATCGACATTTACTACCCATCTGCCATACATGCCGATTGTCGTTGCTAAAAAACAGTAACCGTCTTCAGTCACGTGTTCGCCAACTATTGGTTTCGGTTCATTCATATTGTTACCCTCCTGTAGGTAAGATGCCCCCTCTATCGAGGGGGGCTTGGTTAGGTTTATTGAATTGTATTGATGTAGTTTGTTAATTGCTCTAATACTGCTTTTTTTGAGCCTTTAAAACCAAACTCTCTTTTTGCCATTTGATAGCAAGACATACCACGATTAGTCATACCAGCGACTTCGAGTTTTAATCCTGCTTTCATAATTAGCAATCTAGCGCGATCAATATTTTCTGCACCGCTAATTACTATTGGTTCTTTTTTCATCGTTAATTTCCTCCTGTATTTTTAATTAAACGATATGGATAGAGTAACACAGAATGATACCTATTGTAAACAAATATTTGTACTCATTTAGTATTATTTTCAGGGACTCTATTGCCTGGTAAAAAAGAAAATCGGGACAAATAAAAATCGGGTCGACCCCCCCAAATCGGACAAGCTTATATATTGCGTGACTTGACAATAAAACACATATTCAATCAAACATATCTCAACAAACCACTTTTTCCTTGTAGGTTTCACATATTGTCTTTATACTTTTCAGTAGTTGCAGGTGAGGATTTTTGTTTTGTTCACTTTCTCCAATTTGTTTAACTTTTTTCCTCGCCTGTAACTCTTTTAAGGAATTTATATGGCAAACGGTTTATTTGATAGAGATTACAGTTATCTTGGACTTCCAAGACTAGGCTCTGCCGTTAGAGGCCCTATAGACATTTCGCAAGAAGCTATAGATAATTTAAGTTATTTAGACGATCAAGCTGTATCAGATCCTAGACAAGACGAGATTCTATCGTATTTCGATGTCCCCCTAGATACCGTATCTGAGACTCCCACTTCTCCAGATATAAACGATACGATTGCTTCGATAGGATCTATACAGCCACCCATTTCTGGAATAGGAACGGTAGGGACTCCTATCGCCCCAGAAATTTCTCCAGTTTTTTCACCCTTACCGACCCCCACACCAATACTCGAGCAACCAGTAAGGGTGACTCCTTTCGACCCAGAAATTCCAAATAGAATTTCCAATCCTACTGACAGTATTGCCAACAGAAGTATGGGTCTCAGTTCACCTATAGCCATATCTGGCAGTATGCCAGTATCCTTTGGCGGTACAGGTGGTGGTACAGGTGGCTTACCAAGTCTCGTCAGAGCAGCAGGTTCTGTAGTATTGCCAGCAGTAGAGAAAGTTGCAAATACAGGCGTACTCGGTTTACCTGCGTATCTTTTATCAAAAGGTGTAAGAGCATTTATCGACAGTAAATCTAGTCCAGAAGTGACAACAGCACCTGTGGAAACATCTGCACCTGTAGGTGCAGCTTTAGTTGCAGAGATGGCAAAAGGCGCACCTAAAGAACAAGTAACAGTACAAGATTTAATAAATACCGTAAAAGAAAGACAAGCGTCTGGCGATCAAGATACCAAGACTGCACTCGCAAATCTAGTCAGAAACGCCAAAGCAGAGGCGAGAGCAGCCGCAAACGCAGCCGATACAGCAGCAATAGCGAGAGACAAAGCTCAAGCGATGAATGTATTGTATGGCGGTGCAGGTTCTTCTTTTGAAGCAAACAGAGACGCATATACAGAATCTGGTCAATACGATATAGACAGAGAAGCTAGGCAAGCTAGGTTTGATGCGATGCGTGAAAGAGAATATATGGAAAAATATGGCGTGCCTCAACCCAAATTAACACGCGAAGAAACAGCTAGAAGATTAGCAGAACTACAAGCATCAATAGGGTTCGGCGGTGCGATGTCACCTGCCAACGCTCCATACAGCACCATACCAGAAAGAGTAGCACCTGATCCTAATGTTGAATATGAATTGGTTTCAGGGTTTAATGTACCAAAACCAAGAAAAAAGGTAGCAGCAAGAAACAATAATCAAGGGATCGCGCCATTTATGGGTGTACCTAGTAATGTAAGGAGAGGCAGAGACCGAAGAGGAGGCGCAAGAAGATGAGTAATTTAGATGGAATAAGACCAATAACTGCTGAAACTGAAGCAGAATTGAAAAAATTGGGAATGTCAGATGCGGAGATAGCAGAATTAAAAAAAGAAGGCGGTATAGAGACAATTGTAACTGTCGGAAGAAGATCGCCAATGAGCAGAGTAAACGAACTCTTAGACGAGAAAGTCAGACTAGGCAATCTTGATGCTATGGGTGTACTTGACACCAATGAATTCAAAAAAAGAATGTTAGAAATAGATTTACAAATTGAAGAATTGGAAAGAGATACAGATCCTTTCGATATGCTGTTTCCATTTCAGACAAAAGCGATGAAAGATGGCGGTGAAGCAAAATTTGATGCTGAGAAAAGTGATCTTGATAAAGATGGGAAAATTTCAGATTACGAGAGAGCAAGAGGAACTGCTATTGCGAGAAATATGAACCAAGGCGGTGAAATAGATATGGCACTTGCAGATGTTTCACGTGGAACAATGGATATGGAAGCACCTCAAATGCAACCTAGTCAACAAGAAATGGCTGCGGTACAGCAGATTATGGATATGGTGATGCAAATGATGCAATCAGGCGCATCCGAAGAAGAGATTATTGCTGCACTCAAAGAAATGGGACTCAGCGATCAAGATATCGCGATGATTATGCAAGCGATAGTAGAACAAGGACAGCAACAAAACCCAATTGATGCAGAATTATCGCAGATGATGTAATGTCTGAATTACCTGAAGTTGATCCAGTTTTTATCGTTACGCAAAAAAATAATGATGTTGATTATAAATCTGGCGTTGAATCTCTCATACCAACTAATGTTAAAATATTTTTAGAAACTGTTATAGGTAATAAAAAAGACCCTATTACAATAAAAGATTTCACCAAGGATGAGATCGCAGAAATAAAAAACGCTATTCTTCATAGTAAAAAATATGGTTCTAAAACAGGATTATTTAACATCCAGAAAAATGATAATGCGGTTAGATATTCTAATTATCCAGATGTGCCCAACCCTAGTAGATTAACAAATACATTTACTCCCCAAGGCAGAATAGCTACAACATTAGGACAATTTGGATATGAAGTTCTACCTAACGGAGATGTAAAAATTTTAGACAATTATGATTTTCCTTACATTCCAGAAAGAGGTATGAGAGGATTAAATCCTTTGTATAAATTACTTAGAAAATTGGGTTCAAAAAATTTAGGAGATGAAACAAGTGTTGGAAGGAGTTACGATTTAGTGTTGCCCAAAGAAATATTTAGTGTTGAAGAATATAAAATGATTACTAAAAATGGGAGAATGATGTAATGGCTGACTTACCCAAAATCAATCCAGTAAATATTGTTATGGAGTCAGAGAAGTATTACGACTTTGATCCAGGCGGTTTTCAAAGAGCTTTACCCACACTCAAGACCGTAGGCGGTGGAATCGCAGATATATTGTTACCTCAAGACGCGACAGATGTTGCGATGATGACAGTACCACCTCTAGCAATATTCAAGAGAGTAAAGAAAATACTAAGAGAAGCTGATTCGCTTGATTATCAGGCTATGAGTAGTTACAACTCATACATGCGATTTGGCGACGATATAGATTTAAAAACTTATAATGAAAAAAAGTCAAGAGCAGACGGTCTTAGAAAATCTATATCAAAAGAAGATAAAAAGATTCACGATGATTATGAAAAATCCCTAATGGGAACAAAAGAAAGTAACAAACGAGCTGCAGAAAAAGCTAAAAGAATAGCAGCAGGCGACCAAGAACCTGATGCACTCAAATATACTGGTAGTTATTCAAGCGAAGATGAGTTGATGCAAAGTTATCTAAAGTACCCAGGTACGATTCCGTTTTCACCTGGATTAAAAAATCAAATTAAAGAATATTTGAAAAAGAATCCTCAAAAAGTAGAAAATTTACAGTTGCGCAAAAAAATTAAAAGAACAAAATTAGATGATTTGTTAGATGATTTAAATAAAAAAAAATTTAGTGAAGGTGACGAAGTTACAAAAGAAGATCAAACAAATTTTTTTTTTGACACCGTAAGAAACGTACCCTCTAGTGCTTATCAGTTTGGTTCTGATGTTGCGCAAGCTGTAACCAATCCAGTACAAACTTTAGATGCAATAGGCAATCTTGGTCTTGGTTTAATCGCTCTTGCGATACCAGATGCGTACCAAGAGGAAAGACTAGACAAACCACAAGAAGCAGCTATGGCTGTAGGCAAATACATATCTGATCGTTATGGTGGTTTGGATAAAGCGAAAGAATCATTAAGGACAGATCCAGTTGGAGTGTTAGCAGATGTGTCTGGAATATTATTAGGTGGTGGATATCTAGCAACTAAAAGTGGATTATTGAAAGCTGGAGATATTGCAACTAAAGCTGGTATCGCGACAGATCCATTGGTTATTGCTGGTAAAGGTGCAAGCCAAGTTGGTAAAGGAATAACCAGAAGGGACGTGTTAAAAGGTACTGGTGCTGGTCTTGCCAGCCTAGCAGTTCCGATGAGTATGGTTACTGATGTAACTAAGTCCATACCACCAGTTGCAAAAAGTTCAGGGGCGTTAGCTGGTATTGGTAAGTTTAGAGGTATTATAGATAATCTTGAACCTTTTTTAATTGGTTCTAAAAAAAGACAAAACATAAAAAGTGATTACGGAACTGGGAAGTCTTCAGATAAAATAACTTATGAAGATTACACAAATTTTTACGAAAAGTATCCAGAAATAGGATATAACAAATCTGCTGGTATTATTCCTAATCAAAATCTTTTAAATGATGATATTCGCAATTTTCAAAAAATCCATAATTTAGAAACAGAAGATTTCACTTTCATAAACCAAAATACAATGATGCGCCCAAAAGAAAATTATAAAGATATATCGTCATCAATAATTGATGCCAAACAAATAAAAAATACAACCGATACCATTGATAGTGTAGAAGATATTTTCAACAAATTAGATAATGCACCTGATAAAAAAGTTACTGTGAAAAAATTGGGTATGAGGGAATACAGACTAACAACTGGAACTGTAGAGGGAGTGCCTATAATGAAAAATGAAATTTACACTGACAAACATGGCGGTGTAAAAGTAGGTGGAACACTGTATATGCCCAATAAATCTGGTTTGGAGAAATTATCTAAATCAAAACCAAAATTAGCAAAAGGCGGTTCAGTAGATAAACCTTTATATGCTGACCAAAAATACATATAAATGAACCTATCAAGTCTTACCGAAGCAGAGCTAAAAGAAGCTCTGATGTTGAAAGAAAAACTAGATAACTACCAAATACAAGAAAAATGCCAAAGTAGTTTTTTTAACTACGTTAATGAAATATGGCCTGAATTTATATGCGGTAGACACCATAAAATTTTCGCAGAAAAACTCCAAGAAGTCGCAGAAGGTAAATGCAAACGTTTAATAGTTAATATGCCACCTCGACATACTAAGAGTGAGTTCGCCTCTACTTTCTTTCCTTCATACATTATGGGACTCAAACCCAAAATGAAAATTATGCAGACTACGCATACAGGTGAACTGGCAGTACGATTTGGTCGTAAAGTCCGTAACTTGATGGATCAAGAAGAATACAAAAAAATATTTCCTGAAGTAAAATTACAAGCCGACAACAAATCGGCTGGGCGTTGGGAAACCAATAAAGGTGGCGAATACTTTGCTGCAGGTGTAGGAGGTGCGGTGACAGGACGTGGTGCAGATCTATTGATTATTGATGATCCTCATTCAGAACAAGATGCGTTAAGTGCATCTGCCTTAGAATCAGCGTATGAATGGTACACTTCTGGCCCTCGTCAACGTCTACAACCAAACGGTGCGATTGTTTTGGTAATGACACGTTGGAGCGCGATAGATTTGACTGCAAAATTAATAGATGCGCAAGCAGAACCGATGGCTGACCAATGGGAGGTAATTGAGTTTCCTGCAATATTTCCTGATTCAGAAAAACCTCTATGGCCTGAGTTCTGGCCAGAAGACGAATTACTTAAAGTAAAAGCATCTCTGCCTGGCATCAAATGGAACGCTCAGTGGATGCAAAATCCTACATCCGAAGAAGGCTCAATAATTAAACGCGACTGGTGGCAAAGATGGCAGAGCGATAATTTACCTGGTGTGCAATATATTATGCAGTCATACGATACTGCATTTTCAAGAAAAGAAACGGCAGACTTTTCTGCAATATCCACTTGGGGTGTATTCCGTAATGAAGAAAACGGTACGGATTGCATCATACTGTTAGATTGTCAAAGAGGTAGATGGGATTTTCCTGAACTCAAAGAAATCGCTATGCGTGAATACACTTATTGGGAAACCGATATGGTGTTAATAGAGGCCAAAGCATCTGGTACACCATTAACGCAAGAACTGCGAAGAATGGGTATTCCTGTTGTAAATTACAGTCCGACTAGAGGCCATGATAAGCACTCACGTATGCACTCAGTCGCTCCTGTATTTGAAGCTGGTATGGTCTTTGCACCTAAAAGAATGTTTGCTGAAGAGATGATTGAAGAGTGTGCATCTTTTCCTTTTGGAAAAAACGACGATTTATGTGATACTATGACCCAAGCTATCATGCGTTTCCGCGAAGGTGGTTTTTTAAGTTTAGCTTCTGATTATGAAGATGAAGACAGAGGCGTAAGACAAAGGATTTATTACTAATGGCAATAGAGCGTTTAACACCAGACCCAGCACCAGATATAGTTGATATGTCAACGACTCAAGATACTACTAGCGTCGAAGAAGAACAAATAGTTGATGTTATTGAGGGTATAGAAGAATCCGATATACAAATGCAAGAGGACGGTTCAGCGATACTAGGGCCAGAAGAAGAAATGCAAATGACTTCTGAGTTCGGAGAAAATCTTGCCGAAGTCGTCTCTGGTTCAGAGTTATCTAAAATATATATTGATCTTATGGCAGCTATAGAATCAGATAGATCAAGCAGAGAAGATTGGGAAAAAACATATACCGATGGCTTGAAATATCTTGGTATGAAGTTTGATGAAACCCGATCAGAACCATTTGAAGGCGCAAGCGGTGTCACGCACCCATTATTGGGAGAAGCCGTTACTCAGTTCCAAGCGCAAGCATATAAGGAGCTATTGCCTGCTGGTGGCCCTGTTAAGACTCAAGTAGTTGGTGCATACGATTCAGTTGTTGAAGAACAAGCGCAAAGAGTGCGTGAGTTTATGAATTATGAAATCTTGCATGTTATGGAGGAATACGACGAAGATTTGGATCAGATGTTGTTTTATCTACCACTTGCAGGTTCTGCATTCAAAAAAGTTTACTACGATGAAAATTTACAGCGACCAGTATCAAAATTTGTAGCACCTGAAGACTTAATCGTTCCTTATTACACTACCGATTTAGAGTCTTGCCCTAGAATCAGTCACGTAATTAAGATGCCAGAGAATGATGTACGTAAATTACAAGCAATTGGCTTCTATCGTAAGCTAGAATTACAGCCAGATGATGAAAATCAGAACTATTCTGGCTTGGAAAGTGAAAAAGAGAAGCTAGAAGGTTTAGAACCTTCGTATGATACTGGAGAAGTGTGCGTTTTATACGAGGTTCATTGCAATTTAGACCTTGAAGGCTTTGAAGATATGGGCGAAGACGGTGAAGAAACAGGCGTAAAACTGCCATATATCGTCACAATTGACTCAAATACTGAAAATATACTCGCAATCAGGCGTAATTTTAGAGAAGACGACCCGATGCGTAATAAAATAGAGTATTTTGTGCATTTTAAGTTCTTACCTGGACTTGGATTCTACGGATTTGGTCTAACTCACATGATCGGCGGTTTATCTAAGGCTTCTACCTCCATTTTGAGACAATTAATTGATGCTGGAACGCTATCAAACCTACCAGCAGGCTTCAAAACCAGAGGAATACGCATCAGAAATGAAGATGAACCCATACAACCAGGTGAATTTAGGGATGTAGATGCACCAGCAGGGTCATTACGAGAAGCAATACAGCCATTACCATTCAAAGAGCCAAGTGGCACACTACTTAACCTTTTAGGACTACTCGTTCAATCAGGTCAGAGGTTTGCTTCGATTGCAGAGATAGCAGTTGGAGAAGGTAACTCGCAAGCACCTGTAGGAACAACGCTTGCACTCATGGAAAAGTCCACTAAAGTATTGAGTGCTATACATAAACGTCTACATAACGCGCAAAAGAAAGAATTTGGACTCTTGGCAGACATTTTAGCCGATAGTTTGCCACCAGTTTACCCTTATCAGGTATCTGGCGGTATAAATGAGATAAAACAGTCTGATTTTGACGGGAGAGTAGACATTTTTCCTGTCAGTAACCCTGATATATTCTCTACAAGTCAAAGAATCGTAATGGCTCAAGAAATGATGCAATTAGTGCAAAGTAATCCAGAAATACATGGCCCTGGTGGAGTGTACGAGGCATACAGGAGGATGTATGCAAGTCTTGGCGTAGAAAATATAGATAGCCTATTGTTACCACCTCCTCCTTCTGAGCCTTCGCCAGTTGAGGCAGGTATGGAAAACAGCACATTATTGATGGGAGGTATGGCGCAAGCGTTTCCGCAACAAAACCACGATGCGCATATCGCAGCACACTCAAGTTTACTCAGCTTGCAACCAGTACAAACAAACGCACAAGTACAAGCAAATATAATCAGTCACATCATGCAGCACATACAAATGAAAGCAGATATGATTGCCATGCAACAAATGCCACCAGAGGCTAGACAACAGTACGAACAACTGCAAGCGCAAGCGCAACAACTCAGTCCAGTTGAAGCAAGACAAGTACAGACTCAAGCAGATAGCATTTTAGCTCAGTTCAGTTCACCTATTATGACTGAGCTTATGATTCAATTTTCAGAACAAATTGGTGTTTCTGGTGAGGAAGATCCGCTTGTTACTATCAGAAAACAAGAACTTGCACTAAAAGGTCAGCAACTAAATCAAGATAAACAACAGTTTGAAGCGAAAGAAAGACAAAGAGCAGTAGAACAAGCGCGACAAGATCAGATAGACAGAGAGCGTATTGATACGACTAGAAATATAGCGATTATGAAAGATCAAACCACAAAAGATAGACTTGACCAACAAAAGGAACTAAAATTAATCGACATTGGATTAAAAGAGCTATAAATATGATAAAAAGAACTGAAATAAAAGATCAGAAAACACCAAAAGTATTGGATGGCAAACAATCTTACTCTAACAAAGGTGAGCTTGTTACAAAAAAAGCAGAGTCATTTGATGCAAATACCACGCCAAAGCCAGGTATGGGTAAAGGCAAGGCAAGAGGTATGGGTGCTGCCGAATATGGTGGTAAGTTTTCTGGTGTTTACTAATGGATGAAGCGTTAGCTACACTTTTACTTAAAATTATTGCCGAAAAAAAAACAGACTTAGAAAGTCTAATATTGAATGGCGCAAAAGATTTTGATGAATACAACTATCTACGTGGTCGTTACAATTCTCTCGATGACGTAGAACTTGAAATAAGAGAATTGCAAAAACGAATAGGTGAACACGATGACAGGAGTAGTAATACCTGACCATATCGCAGACGAGATAGAGAGAGAAAGAAAACATAAAGAACCTGGATGGGACGCAAATGGATCGCCAGTAGACGATGCGTTTGTCAAACCAGAAGAAAGGGTGTTAGACCCTTCATTACTAGACAAAACCCTACTAGAACGCATGCCAGAACCTACAGGATGGCGCATGTTGATTCTTCCATATAGAGGTAAAGCCGTCACCAAAGGCGGTATTGTATTAGCAAAGCAAACTGTTGACAGAGAAGCGTTAGCTACTGTTGTTGCTTACGTACTCAAATGTGGGCCACTTTGTTATGCAGATAAAGATAAATTTGGTGATACCCCTTGGGCAAAAGAAAAACAATGGGTATTAATTGGCAGATATGCAGGTGCTAGGTTTAAACTTGGTGACGATGCAGAGTGCCGTATTATTAACGATGACGAAGTTATCGCAACTATAGACGACCCTGACGATATTGTTAGTGTCTAATTGTAAGGAGACATCATGCAAGATGCTGAAAAAGTAGAAGCTACCGAAGAATCAGTACAAGAGCCTACCGAGATTGTTGAACTGGATGAAGAGGTAACTGAGAGTAAAGAAACAGAATCCGCACCGATAGAAGACATATCGGCAGAACAGTCTGCTAAAGATAAAGAAGAAGACGAATTAGAGGATTATTCTAAAAACGTACAAAAAAGAATAGCCACTCTTACAAAAAAAATGAGAGAGCAAGAAAGAGCTGCGAATTCTGCTTATGAGTATGCAAAAAATTTACAAGCAGAAAATGAACAGCTAAGAAAAAGCAGTACAGAGTTAAAAACTAGCTATCAAAGTGAAGCAGAAAGTAGGCTCAAATCCCAAAGAGCGCAAGCCAACGCTGTTCTTAAATCGGCTTATCAAGATCAAGATTGGGACAAGGTAACTAAGGC